CTTCATTGCTGCTGCTTTCTCTGGTGTGATCTTTCCTGCAACCTTCAGAACACCTGACAGATTTGCACCGCCAGTGAAGAATCCTTTTGCTTGCTTCTCTGCTGAGTCTGCAAGACTGGTTGTCTGTGCTGCATGTGTCAAAGTACTCACACCAATGCAACCATCATATGTGAAGTTAAGAATGTGAATCATGTCTTCTCCATCAATTACTTCATAATCACCAGATGCATCTCCTTTGCTGATTCTGTATACAAGACCAGAGCCATCTGTCAACTTGTACACTGTCACTGTTGTGACAATGAGTTCAAGTCTTATTGGATTTCCAGAACCATCTCTGTGAATCCTTGCATAGCCATTCCCATCAAGAAGCACCTTTGTCACCAGAGTCTTAATGAAAGTGAATCTTGTCATCATTGGATTTGGAGAGAGATTCAGAAGATTGTGATGTGGATGCTTAATGTCAACAGTCCAGCCTTCTTTTTCAGAGAACCTTGTCACATTAATAGGCATGCATGCTGCACCATCAGTGACCACATCAACACATCTGTAAACAGCTGACAGTTGCATTGTCTTTGCTGTTGTCAAGCTGGTGCTGTTACTTGCATAAGGCAAGCCGAAATATGAAGAGAAGTCATCAATGATGCTTCTGCTTTCTCTCTTGAATAGTGATCTCCTTCTGTTTGCCATATTAAAAGATGTTTCCTGTATATTGATTAGTATTCTCAAGATGTACTGCCAGAGCTTGAATGATTGCAATGACACCATCAATCTTCTTCTTCATCATGTCTTTGTTTGGTTTGACATTGCCATTGTGATCAGACTTCAGTTCAACATTTCTAAAACAGAATCTAGTGATTGGATTGTTGTCAAGTATTACTTTGCCAGACAAAATCATTCTCTCAAGCTCTCTTGTTGGTGCATTGAAGTTGGCAACACTTTGTGAATATGGTTCAATTGGCAAGTTCTCAAGTGTTGCTTGAATTGCCCACTGTGTGCTATTGTATTTATCATAGAATATCTTACTGATGTCGGTGATCTTATCTACCTCAAGCAAGTCTCTGGTGATATAGTCATAGTCAGTGACATTGCCAGAAGTCACTGTCAGTGCACCTGTTCTTTGCCATTCTTTGTACAGCTCTCTGTCTTTGCGTGTCTTCAGAGATTCAGCTGGCAGATAGTAATCAACTTTAACATGAAAGACTTCATCCTTCTCAATGAGATATGCAACTGCTGTCAAGTCTTGCACTGATGCAAGATCAACACCAATGCAGCACTCTGCATCTTTGAAGTCATTCAGATCAACTTCACCAATTGATTGCAGCAAGATGTCATCTGGAATCCATGTCTTGTCAGAATCCATCCATTGATTGAAGTTCTTTGTCCTGACTCCAACTTCATCAGATGGTGAATTGATTGCCTGTGTCACTTGCTCTCTCAAGAATTCCCTTCTGACAGTAATGCCAATGTTTGGATTGCTCTTTATCCAGTTGGCTTCATCCTTCCAGTTGTCATCATCATCAATTGAATAAATGGCTGTGAAGGTATTGTCATCAATCTTCACACCCGAAGCAATCTCTGCACACACTGTTCTCAGTTCATAACATGGAAGAGACTTGTCAAAGCCAGCTGTTGTGATTGTCACCAGCAATGGATTCTGTCTCATACCTTGTGATGATCTGATCACATCTCTGACTTTTGGTGTAGGTGCTGAGTGATATTCATCAACCAGCCCAAAGCTACAATTGTAGCCATCAAGCTTGTCGGCATCAGCTGCCAACACCTTGAGCTTTGAATCTGTTGCATCAAAGTAAATGTCTGATCTGAATGGTCTGAGATACTTGCCAGATGGATCAAGCTTCTTTGTGAACTTCTTTGTGATGTCATATGCAATATGAGCTTGCTCTTTTGAGTTCGCTGTCAATAGCACTTGAGCATCTGGTTCAAGATCAGCAATGAGATGATAAAGTGCAAGACCAGCTGAGAATGCTGTTTTGCCATTCTTTCTTGCTATCTCAATATAAGCATTTTTGAATCTTCTTCTGGCTGTTCCTTTGTAATAGAAGCCGTATATGTTTGCAACAATCCAGACTTGCCAGTCTTCCAGAATGAATGGTTGACCAGCATGATCACCTGTTGAATGTTTTAATGTAGCAAAGAACTTGATGACTCTGGTGACTTCATCTGATCTTAAAACAAGATCAGACCTCAGAAGGTCTTTATGCCATCTCTTGACAGCATTCTTGATGTGAAGTCCAGTGAGCAACTTACCAGAAGCAACTGCATCTGCATAGTCAAAAGCTCTTTGCATGTCATGCTATGTCTCTATTACCACCAACAAAAAGTTCAAGTGGTGAAGCCTCTGGTGAAGCTTTGTCTGATGCAATGTCTCTTCTGCTCTTTGGTGTTAGCCCAAATTCGATCAATAGCTTTGTGAGTTGTATCTGTGCATCAAGTTGAATCTTCACAGCTGGATGTGCTTTCATATTCTTGCCAGCTGATGTGTAGTTGTATAGTGTCAAGCCATCATGCTCAAGCATCTCAGTGGCTTTGATGTAATTATCATATGTGTGTGCAAGCAGACTGATTGCAGTCTTGTCAAGTGTTGTGTGGATGTTCTTATCTTCCAACACAATCAAGAGTTCTTTCATGAATCTCTTTGCCTTGTCAGTGATGTTTGAAGGTATGCTTCTATTTCTTGTCTGCTTTGCCATTTACTTATCAAGAAAGTTTCCTATAATGTTACTGTTTTGAATGATGATAGAATCTAATCCGTTAAGCTCTACTTTTATATATGGATAATAGACACCAGTTGATATATCTTGCCAGATGAATGTTGTATCAGCAGCAGTACCATAGAAGGTTGCTGTGTCAATGTCTGCATAAGTACTGCCATCCATTGACTGCTTCAAGTATAATGTGACATATGGTGAAGTGGTGACAGCTGGAATGCTTACAGTATCAATGGTGACACTGATCACATATAGCTGTATGCTTGTCTTCTTGCTTAGATCAAAGACATAGTTCACTTGATCACCAGTTGCTGATACTTGATCAGCAGCAACAAAAGAATGAATTCTCTGTGTAGCATCAATAACTTGTGAGTGCAATGTCTGTGCTTGCATAGTGTGCGCTATGAACATCAATGCCAGTACTAAAAAGAATGATTTTTTCATGATTACTTATTTTTTATTTGATAATGAGCTGGATCATAGAATGTTTCCCAAGAACCACCCCAAGTCAATTGAACACCTCTAACTTTCATTTCTTTCCATACCTTGAGAACTACTGCATTGATCTGCTCAAAAGCTTTCCTGTCTGACCATGTGAACTTGCCATCAATGTATGGCACAAGATCAATAGCATTGCCAAGCTGATGATGACTGATCTGAATGAAGCCATCAAGTTTGCTTCTCTTCTTCAAAAAGAGTTCATGCTGCTCTTCAGCAGTTCTAAAGCCACCATTCTTGATGACTCCAAAATCAACTGGTGACTCTGCCAGAGCTTTCTCTGCCATAGTCACCAATATTGGATGCACACCAATCATGTGCTTATGTGAGTTCTTTGAGAACTTGAATGATGCTTTGACTACTGCCATTATACTATGCTGATTCTTTTGCCATAAGCAACTTGAATGCTGCTTTGAACTCAGCACCTTCTTGCTTAATCTGTTCAACTTCTTCTTTTGTGATCTTGTCATCTTCTATTGCAACAATAGAAACTGATACAACATCATATCCTTCTTTGATTACATTCTTGAACTGCTTCAGCTTTCCTTTTGCAGTGATCCAGCGACCACCCAGGATTGTTGCTATTAGTCCAAGAGCCAGTGACACAAGTGTTAAAATCATTTCCGCATTCATGCTTTCTTCTTTTTTCGATTAAACAATTTGAATCTTTCTTTTGTCTCATTGATGTCAATGTCAAAGTCAGAGTCAAGCTGATTGCCTTCACCTTTGATCTTCTGCTTTCTCACATTCACTGTGATCTTCTTCTCAATTGTGGTGATGTCTTTTGTGACATATCCAATGATGAAGCCGAGCAATAGAGCAATAGCATAGAATAAAAGCTGATCTTTCATGATGGTGTGCTTTTGACATTGAGTGCTTGATGGCGATCTGTTTGAATGGAATAAAAGAAGAAGCCTCTGGCGATCACCAGAGGCTTCAAACATTAACCAAACTAAACCATTAAACTATTCACCCCGTTATATATAATAAGACAACTTTATCCAAGTTTAGTAATTCGAATGTTCAAGCTTATGACAGTCAATGCATAAGCTTTCAAGGTTGTCAAAGTCAAAAGCAAGCTGATCTCTGAGCACAATATTCATCACAGACATGAATGGTGTGATGTGATGCACCTCTTGAGCAAAGCGACTCTTGCCAGCTGCTTCACATCTCTCACATAGTGGATTACATCTGAGCTTCTCTTCTCTGAGTGGTCTCCATCTCTTGTCTTGATAGATGTGTTGAGCAGCCTTCTTTGAAGTGGTTGCCACCCTCTTCTTGCTGTGTCTGTTGGGAATGTTTATTGATGGCATGAAGTAGTCTTTGTCACTGTGACTTGATAGTCATCTTCATCAATCTCATATATGACTGTGCCTTCAACATCATCAAAGTCTGCATCAGTGCCATCCATATCAAAAGTGATTGTTCCATCAGAAGTGTACACATCTTTGACAATGCTCACAGAGTCACATCTCAAAGTGTCATTAACTAATTCACAATGTGTTGTGATTGTTGTGTTGCCTTCAATCACATATTCAAAAGTAGTGATACACATCTCAGTGTGCTCACAGCTGGTGAGTAGGAGAGAGGCAAGGATCAGAAGTGCTCTTGTTGTTTTCATGATGTTTGGTTTTTTATGTTTATTATCTGAAATTTATTACAATATCTCAATCTTATAAGTTGAATTATTTTGCCTCCTTTTCTTCCAAATCGGTCAGTCCATTTAGGTATGCTTTCACCCAATCTAAATCCATAAAGTTTCTTTGTTCGTGTCATTTTATCAGGTTTTTATTCCACCA